TGGCCCGACACCCCGCTTCTTTTTCAGAAAAGCACCCCCCATTTTCCTTCAAAATACACCCCCGCCCCGTAAATGACCCTTGAGCAGTTAGCCGCCGCGCTGGACATCAGCCAAAGCCACGCATCGAAGATGTCGCGTCAGGGAATGCCTCGGGAACTTGAACCAGCCCGGGCTTGGCTTGCCGAGCGGGCAGCAGGTCGTGGCCGGCGGATGGCTGGCGTTACCATCGCCGCGTTAAACGAGCATAGCCTCGACGACATCTTAGCCCAACAGCACATCCTCGTTGCCTCAGCTCGCACGGCTTACCGCAACGCCATCGAGTCTGGCGATCAGGCCCAAAGCAAATTGCAGACGGCGTTCAACCAAGCGCTCAAGACCTTGCTTAGCCTGGAGGAGGAGCAGAAGAAACGGGCCTTAGCCAACGCCGAATATATCTCCAAAGCCGAGGCCGCGACCGCCACAAAGACGCTCATCGGCGAAATCCTTGCCGCCCTAGACGAACTGCCAACGGATGTCGCCGAACGTTGCAATAAGGCGAACCCAGCCCAAGCCATCAAGCCACTCCAAGATTGGGTCCGCAAGACGCGGGAAGATATCTCACTCAATGACCCTTTCCCCGAAGACGCTTGAGTTGGTACGGCTAGGCCGTGAGGCCATCAAGCCGACGACCAGCGGAGACCCTGTTGAATGGCTTGAGCGCAACGTCGCCGAGATACCAGACTCGCATCTTAAAGGTCCGTTCCGCAACGAGCGGATGCCGTGGGTCGGTGACGCGGTCCGCTACATCGTCCACCCGGAGGTCCGCCAAGTCCTCTTGCCGTGGTGCATCCAAGCGGGCAAGTCCGCAGCCCTTCGCCTGTCGACGGCGTATTTCATCGTCAACGACCCGGGCAATATGCTCCTGCTCCAGATGAACCAAGACGAGGCCGACGACTTCTTCCTTCGTCAATGCCGTCCGCTTTTCGACGCCATCCCCGAGGTGGTTAAGCGCAAGAAGCAGGACGATATGCCACGATCGTCGGTCGGGGACTTCCAGCGGATGATTATCTATTGCCGCTCAGCCCACACGAAGACGAGCCTGCAACGAATTACGACCAAGTACGTTTTCGGTGACGAGTGTTGGCGCTGGCCCAAGGGTCACATGGAGGAGGCGATGGGACGGACGACCCAATTCTCGTGGAACAGTAAGCACGTCTTCGCAAGTCAAGGCGGGACGCCTACCGATGACTTCCACCAACTCCTGGAGCAACCCTCGACCAACCTTCACGACTGGTCTTTCAACTGCCCGAAGTGCAACACGCTCCAGCCCTACGATTGGTCTTTTGTGCGCTTCCCCGAGGACGCCAAGGATGGTGACGACTGGGACACCGCCAAGGTTAAGGCCGGCACAACTTACGAATGCCGCTCCTGCAACACCCGCCACACGGACAGCCGCGAGACCCGTTTCGAGCTGAACCTCGGCGGCAAGTTCCATCCCCGCGAGCCGGGCAAGTCTATCGAGCGCGTCGGCCTTCACCTGAACGCCCTGGCTATGATGTCTTGGGGCGAGTTAGGTCGGATGATGCTTGAGGCCAAGCGGGCGTCCGTGATCTACGGGGACGAAGAACCCCGCCGCATCTTTAAGCAGAAGCGACTAGCCCTAGCCTATTCCGAAGACGGTGGCTCGATGGTCACGCCCGTCAACGCGTCGGACTACGCCCTCGCCGACGACTGGACAGAGGAAGCGGTCATTACGCCCAAGGCCCAAATCGCTACCCGCGAGAACGCCCCCGCTGGGTCTATCCCCTTCCGCACCTTGGGCATCGACGTTCAGCGTGGTCACTTCTGGGCGGTGGTTCGGCGCTGGAGCCGTACTGGGCAAAGCCGTCTGATGGCCTTTGAGAAGATTGAAACGTGGTTAGGCCTCGACGACCTCGCCAAGAAGCACGGCGTCCACAAAGCCCTCGTCGCGGTAGACTCTGGGGATAACACCCAAACGGTTTACGCGGAGTGCTGCCGCCGTGGTTGGAAGGCCTTTAAGGGTTCTGGCTCCGAAGACTTTGCCGTCACCTCGTCGAACGGACAGACGACCCGCCGCTTCTACTCTGACCCACAAGCCATCATCGTCCCTGGTCAACCGACCCGCGTCTCTCTCATCGTTCACTCGGCCTCCGCCGGCAAAGACCTCCTGCACGGCCTCCGAGTCCGTAAACTGCACACCTACCCACGTGACGCCGTCGAAGACTATGCCAAGCAACTGAACTCCGAAGTCCGCATTAAGGACAAGCGCACGGGGAAGCCAATGTGGATACTCCCCCAAGGCGTCTCGGACAACCACGCCCTCGACTGCGAAATCCTCGCCATGCTCATTGCCGTCCGCTGGGGCGTCGTCGGTCGGGAGGCCACAACCACGGAAACAGAAGCACCCAATGCTTGACCCCTTACGCTATCCTCTCACCTTAAACGCAAGCGAGTCGGGGGTTTGTGGGGACCTACAATGGCTTGGAGGTTCGGATCGTTGGCCCTCGGCTCGCCCCCTTTCCTTCCAATCGGAGCAAGTTTAACATGGCTTCCGGCATTTTTATCGGCCTTACCGAGTGCGAACTCCTTGCAATCCGTACCAAAGCGGTGGCCCTTATCACTGAAGGTAAGACCCTTATGTCCTACTCGGACAGCGGCTCGTCGGCTTCCAAGTCGTTTGCCATGCCCCCGAAAGAGATGCTTGCCGAGGCCCAGTACGCTCTCGGCATCCTCGACCCTCAGCAGTATCCTGGCTCGGTCCGCATGACGGTCGGTCGGACGAATTGGAACAACCCAATCCGCAACTAATCTATGGCAGTCAAAAAGCGTCTACCCATCAAGGCCCGCAAGGGAACCCCGAAGCCCGAGGCCTCCGCTGGTGGCTGGCAAAGCACGGGGCTTACTCGCCTACGCTTGGGGCAGTACGGCGCCCAACCGCGTGACCTCCGCCGCGACCTTACGCCATGGGACCGCTTGTCGATGGTCCGAAAGTGTCGCTGGGCTGAACGCAACAGCGGGCTCTTCAATCAAATCCTCAACGACCTCACGCTCTACACGGTGGGCGACGGCATCAAGCACCAGTCCCACGCGTCGACGCCAGAGGCTCGTGAAGCCTATAACGATTACTTTAATGAGTGGGCTAAGAAGTGCGATATCACCGGCCGCTTTTCGTTTAACCAAGTCCAGAACATCCTCCTCCGCGGTATGCTCCGTGATGGTGACTCCTTTGCCATCAAGACCCGCAACGGTTTCAACGCACCGAAGTTGCAAATCATGGAGTCTCACCGATGCGGCGATCCCATCAACCCAGACGTCCCTCCGCCCGGTATGCACGACGGCGTGCAGTTCGGCCCCTACGGTGAATTGGCTGGTTATTCAATCTACCGCTCCGACGGCTCTGCCCGCTATATTGTCTCTAATGCGGTGATGCACGTCGTAGACCAGGAGTGGGCCAGCGGCGCCCGTGGCATCCCTATCCTCCAGAGCGCCGTTAACTCTGTGCAGGACGATATGGACGTGCGTCTGCTTGAAATCCTCGCGATGAAGGACCACGGTGACGTCACCCGCGTCCTCAAAAAGACCGGCGGCTTCATGCCAACCGACATGGGTGCGGAACTCGGTCAGTCCACGCCCAGCACGCAGGGCCAGCAGTACGCTTCTATGGGCGGTAAAATCCTCGCCCTCGAGCCCGGTGAAGACCTCCAGCTGCTCGCCTCAAACCGTGGCTCTCAGGCCATCGGCTTCCTGCAGGAACTTGAGCGGGACATCGTCCGCGTCCTCCCCTACGAGTTCGTCTCCGACCCTTCCAAGATTGGCGGGGCATCCGTCCGTCTTGTCACCGCGAAGGCAGGCCGCGTCTTCGGAAAGTATCAGAACGTAATCATCACGACCCTCTGTCAGCCGACTTGGGGCTACGTCATCGGGCAGGCAATCGCGAACGGCGAACTCCCCGACGATGAGTCTTGGACCGAAGTGTCTTGGACGACCCCGAAGAGCGTAACGGTGGACGGTGGCCGTGACTCTGCTAACGACCGCGAAGACCTCCGCATCGGCCTACTGTCCTTCTCCGAAGTCTACAACCAGCGCGGCATGAACTTTGAGGAGGAAGCCGAAATCAAGGCCCAGAACGTCCGCTATCTGCTCGACCTTTCCAAGACCTACGGCGTGCCTTTCGAGACCCTGTCAAATCTCCTTATCAACACCGCTCCTGGTACTGTCGAGCAAACCTCCTCCACCCCTCAGCCTAACGCTGAAACCGAGTCCTCTTCCTAAAATGCGTTTCTTACTCAACGGCCTCAACGGTCGCGAAGCCCTCCTCATCGACCCAGCCAAGGCTAACGATCACCGCATCCTTGCGGAGAAGTTCGGCTTTACGGATATGCTGGCC